ATCTTTCTCTGTGCTCATGAATTTATCATCTGGTAAACCAGGAATAGACTTTGGTCTAGGAAGAACGAAAAGTCTACTGAATATGAAATAATTTCCATCTATTATTAAAGTGGATTTCTTAATCATCTTATTATGTTTTAATTATAGTTTGAATTGAAAATATGCAAGAAAGCATTGTAACAACAGGGTCAATAACGTGTACACGCTGAGCCTGATGCTTTGCTACTTCAACAATTATCTGAGGTATTTTATGTGTGCTTGTAGGTTTTTCCATTTGAATGTACTCGATGAAATCGTTACCAAGTGTTGCTAATATATCATCTACTTTATTACTATAGTTTGAAACTAAATATTGATAGTTATTAACAGGGTCTTCATTTGTGAAAATCAAATCGTATACGTCTTTATATACACCGTGAAATTTTTTAACATCTTCTATGGTAATATGTCGTTTGTTTTCATCATAATATCCCTGTAAAGAATTTAACATGCTTCTCATGTCAGGAAATTTTCTTTTAGAAAACTCTACTAAAGCATCTTTATCGAACTCAATACCTTCTTTTTTAGCAATTTCATAGATTCTTTTAATATAACCCTTTAGCATCTCACTTGCTTCTTCTTCAGAGAAATCATAGTTAATTAATTCAAATCTAGATAATACAGCTTCAGGTATTTTATTAATATGATTAGTTGTAGCTATAAAAGTAGTAGTGGACTCAAATCTTTCCATTGCGGCTTTTAAAGCTTTATTAAATTGGTCACTTACACCGTCTACCTCATCTAGTATTACAATTTTCATACTTGAACCAGGGCCATCCATAATTGACATAGTAGCAGAAAATTTTGAAATCTTTTCTCTAATTACGTCTACACTAGTTTCTTCTGAAGAGTTAATGTATAAATATGGAATTCCATAGTGTTTAGCCATGGCAACGGCAGTACTAGTCTTTCCTGTACCAGGTGAACCATGTAACATTAAATGTTGTTTAGCACCTCCTTCTAATTTAAGCCTAACTCTTTTAGGTATAATTAAGTCGTTTAGAGATACCGGTGAATACTTTTTAGTAAATTTATTAGATATAACACTCATTAATACGTAATTTTTTAGTTATATCGACTTGAATGATGTTAGTTTCAATATATAATTTATGACTTATAAATTAAAAGACATATCGTCATTCTTGAATGAGACGCAGATACCTAAAATTAGGCAAAAAATGCAGAAAGCTAATCAGAAAATTGATGCTTTTCAAACAAAGTCTAGGGCTGCAGAAGAAGAGGTGAACTTCAGAAAAGAGCAACTTGAGTATGAACAAGAAAAAGAATCTCTTAAAAATCAAAGAGATGCTGCACCTGATAAGATAGAAAAAGAAAAAGTAAAACAAGACCTAGTTAACCTTAAGAAAGAATGGAAAGGTAAAAAGAAAGGTCTAGTCGACAGATATAGGAATTTACGCAAAGCATCTTAATAATGTCAGAACCCGAATTTATTAGAAGAGGAGATAGAATCTTCTTTAAAAACGTGAAGCCATATCAGAAAAGGGTAATCAGGGAAAATCCGTTACTAAAAGATAGAATTAAAGAAGACGACCAATTTATTTTAGTACTATTCAAAATTGCAGATATGGAACGTTCTCATAAGATGAAGAACAAATTATATTATAATCCATATACAGAAGAAATAACTGATTATAATGATGTCCTAGGCTTTTCAAGATTAATTGACTGGAAGTGTGCAATATGTACAAGGGATATACAGTCTGAGATTTCAAATTTTACAATAGAAAATTTTGTCTGCAAAAAGTGCAGAGGTGCACATAATACAACAAATGAAAGAATGGATCCTAGAATAGTGGAAAGCTCCTTTCTATTTCACAGACATTGTAGAAATATTCTTATTAAAGAGCAAAAAAGATTTCTTAAATACGTAAAACATTTTGAATCAGGTTATAAAAAGGGTAAAAAATAATTATAAAGTATTATTTAATGCGCTTTCTATACTGCACATGTTAAATGCTTTAAGATTACTTTTAGGATTAGCGTTATATACAACTACACCCATTTGTGATAATACAGGTGCCAGAACTGAAAAAGACTGTATCATTTTAGTGTATATACCATGATTGTGTTTAGCATCATATCCTGTATGCCAATGTGTTTTATTAACATCTGACTCCATATCATATCCAAGAAGATATATTTTCTTAGCACCAAGTTTAACAGCTAAATTAATAGCGCCATATCCTGAATTATTACCATGTGATATATGACTTGGGTCAGACTCGTATGGTTTATTATTAACTGCCTTCAATAGAATTACAGCATATGAAATAGGACTATATGGCCGACATGTAACTTTAAGACCTTTAAATTTTTTAATTTCATTTCCATACCATTTCCAAAATCTACTATCTGTCCAATATAAAACATCAGCGTTTGGTAAAACTTCAAACGCTCTGTTTATTGCTATTACCTTTTTACCTTCAAGTCTTTTCCAGTCAAAATCAGATAATGACGGTCCTCCTCCTACAATGTATACAGTCTCATTATCCCATATAGGCTCTATTTTACCGTATACTATATCTTGCTTATTTAAACCATCCCTAGAAACAGGTTGCACATTTTTTTGTATAACCTGTTTCTTGATAGTTCTTATTACATTGGGCTGTACTCTATGTAATCGTCTATTGTCTCTAATTGGCATAATAATTAAATAAGGCCTGCTTTACGTAAGATGTCTCTTGTATTATTGACTTTGTTTATATTATCAAGAGGTGAACCAGTACCGCCTCCAATAAGCGAATTAGCTTCTCTCATTGCCTCTTTAATTAAAGGGTTGTTTGTATCTAGTTGAAAACCTTCTTTAGCGCCAGCTCGTAAAGCCTCTAATTTTGATTCTTGTGCCTCCAGAGATCTTGTTAAAATGTCTATTTTGTCAGAATCTGCTTTATCAGAGTTAGGTTTATTTTTAAGTAAATCTATAGCTTCTTTATATTCTTTGATTTTTGCTTTAACGTCTTCTATTTCTTTACTCTCTGGTTCTGCTGCAGGCTCATTCTTTGGTTCTGATTTAGGTTCTGCTGCAGGCTCATTCTTTGGTTCTGATTTAGGTTCTGATTTAGGCTCATTCTTTGGTTCTGATTTAGGTTCTGATTTAGGTTGTTTTTTACCTTTTCCATCATCGTCTACTAAAGACTTATCACCAGCCCCTGTAGGAGTATCATCTGATAAAGATTTACCACCTTCATCTTCTTTAGCTTTTGCATAATTTTCTAGCTCATCAGTATAAGTTGTAATATCCTCTTTATACTTGTCAACTTTAAGTTTAAGAGCCTCAGCTTCTTCGCCTTGTGCAATCTTCATTAGTTTTTGAGCTGCTGCTAATTCAGCTTTAGTTTTAGCAAGAGCTGCGAATTTCTGAAGAGGCTCAGTAGTTGCTAATTGATTTATTCTATCTAGAACGGCTGTGATTTTATCTTTTACTGCTTGTTTCTTAGCTTTTTCTGCAGTTTCTAGTTTTTCTTTATCATCAGCTGTAAGTGTTTCACCACCTTTAAGTGCAGCTTGTTTTTTCTTAACAGTGTCCATATCAATTGCAGCTGAGTCTAATTTATATTTAGCATACTGTTTTAAATTATTCTTAATCTTAAGACCTTTTATAGGATTAGTAAATATAACCTTTAGTATATTACCCCAGCTTTCATTTAAAGATGTATAACCTAAAGAAGCGAAGAGGCTTTCAACTATTTCTGAAGCTTCTTCGCTTATAATATCATTAATTACAAAAGAATCAGAATCTTCTGTAATTAGACTTTTTTTTTCGGACTCACCTAGAAGGCTTTCACCTTTCTTTTCACCAGCAACTCCAGTGGAAGCTTTTTCAGGCTCACCCATTTTCATTACCTTGTTTTCTATTTCATCTGAAGTTTTCTGACCATCTGTATCGATTTCAGGAACAGAAGTCCCGTTTACAGGGTCATCAGATTCTCCTTCTTGTGTCTTTACTTTAGCACCTTGATCTTGAAGACTATTCTCTGATAAAGGCTTAACTTTAGCAGTTTTGTCTCTTAGTATCTCACCTTCTTCTTCTCCAGCAACTCCGCTTGATGCTTTCTGTGGCTCACCCATTCTTGTAATAGTATCTTCAATTGCATCTGCGGTCTTCTTACCATCTGTAGCAACATGAGCTATAGCAGTTTGATGTCTTTTGTCATCAGACTTTTCTTCTTTTTGAGTTTTTACAGGCTCAGGCTGGATTTGTACACCTTCTATTTTAAGTGCATCTTCAGGAGATTCTTCTTCATCATCTTCAGGGCTAGAAGCAGCAGGTTCTTCAGCAGCAGGTTCTTCAGCAGCAGGTTCTTCAGCAGCTGGTTCTTCAGCAGCAGGTTCTTCAGCAGCTGGTTCTTCAGCAGCTGGTTCTTCAGCAGCTGGTTCTTCAGCAGCAGGTTCTTCAGCAGCAGGTTCATCGTCATCATCGTCATCATCGTCTTCTTCTTCAGACTCTTCTCCACCTTCTTCTTTACTCTGAATATACTCAGAGAAGCTTTTAATTTTTTCAAATTCGTTAATTGTTACCATTTCAGTACCTGAAATGTCAACGTATTTCATATATGCTTCAAAAATTTCTGCTGGTATTGAAACTGATTCGCCATTCACTGAATAGCTCTCATTAATAACACTAAAATTTTGATAGTTGATATCTTTTCCGTTTGAGCGACACTCATTAATGAAAGTGTCTAATACTTGTATTTTAAACATGCTAAAAATGTTTTTTTTAATGAATAATAATTTATTTATATATCACTGACTATAATGCCTACTTACCATAGAAAAAACATAAAAAAAGCCTCTCGTAAGAGAGGCTTTCTGTATATCGGTTAAGATTATACCATTGAGTATTGACCGAAGTTAACTCCAAGAGTATAGTACATTGTTTGAGGGTGGAAACCAGCTTCAACAAGTGCGTAACGCGACTTAACTGAGATTTTTGGTGCCATTGTTCCTTCAGCAATTGTACTTACTGATTCAGCCATTAAGTATGGCATGAATACAAGACCAGGAGCGTTACCGTCACCTTTTCTACCAATTGCGATACGAGTGTCAGTCCAGCTCATGTTAGGGTCAACGTAAACGTTAACACCAGCAACAGAACCAACAGGGTATAAAGAACCAGCAGCTTGGTTAACAGTGTTTGATAGCGGATAAGGTACGAAACCAGCGATATCTTGAAGTGCAGTAGCAACTTGACCGTTAGTTACAGCAAAGTTAGCAGCTCCTCTACGACCACGGATAGCGATTAAGTTAGAAGCAGCAAGGATTCTAGAAAGAATTCTTCTTTGAAGTGTACCTCCGTTGTCACCATTTGTAGGAACAACGTTTGCAGTAGTTAATGAAATTGAATCAACTGCAAGATCAGAATTTACAGGAAGACCTAGTGCGACAGATGTACTACCAGCAGAAGGAGCTAAAGCTAATGAAAGGTTTGTACCATCAAAGTCAAATACTTGCTTAGCGTTAGTGTTACCTAAACGGAAGATTCTGTCAAGGATGTGCTTGTTAATACCTTGAGTTAACTCATTGATAAGAACAGCTTCAACTTGAGCAACAGCATCAATACCGTATTGTTTTAAGTCTTGTACTTGCTCTCTTGTTACAGCAGCAGCTACTTGTAAAGTACCAGCTTTAACTGATTTGTTGAACAATTTAAGACCGATTAAGTTATCAGGTGTAGATTCACCTTCTTCTCTTAAATATGGATCTTGAGATGTTACAGAAGTACCACCTTGTTTTAGACCTCTACCTGAGAAACCAGTGATGTGGTCTTCTAAAGCTTTAACAAGCTCTGCAGAAGAAGCAGCAACATCAAGATCTTCAGATACGTCTTGGTCACCAGCACCAGTAGTTGATAAATAAGTAGTTGTACCTGCACTTGCACCTAATACATCAGCAAGAGAGAAACCGTTATCATATCCAGCAGTGAAAGGTCCTGTAACATTTGTAATTGTACCTGCATTAGCTTCTACTTTAAATATAGCTAAACCATCGATACGAGATCTTTCTACATAAGTAAGTCTGAAGTATGCTTTAGTTGCATCAGCGATGTAAACAACATCACCTGCTACTAGATTAGCTGCACCTGAAACATAATCAAAAGCAAATTTGATTAAAAGTGGAGCAACATTTCCGTCTGCACCTCCTAGACCGTTAACAATAGATCCAGTTTTTAAATTACCACCAGAGTAAGGGAAGTCTAAGTATGTAAGCATACCGAAAGGACCACCTAATGGAACTACAGGAACTAGGTCTAGACCGATAGTTTGAGCAGCAACTTGCATAGCAAGTGGAAGTAAACTGAAAGGTTTGTCACCAGAACCAGGAGCTTGGCTGTGGAATTGAGTTGTTGTACCTGGGTTACCAGGGAATTGAACAGGTCCCATACCTGGAACGTTCATACCAGGATTAAGGTGTACCTGGTTCCATACAGATTCCGTAATTAATGAACCATAATCTACCATTCCTTTATCTTCTGCTAACTTGTGATAAGCACAGTATTTGCTCATCCAATCAAGTTTGTTGGCATCTTTAATACCAGTTGCAGATTCGATAACTGGAGACCAGGTTGCTTTAACTTCGGCTTCGTTAATCATTTCTAACATGACTTGAATTATTTTTTTCTTTTATTGTTTATTTATCTTTCTTATTTGCGGAATTTCTTCGCTAATTCTGAACCAAACCAGTCCATATAGTCGGATTTTACTCCATAACCATTAACCTCTTCAGGTTTAACTGAACTTGCGTTTGCACTTTCATCGATTCTCTGTACAGAAACGTTAGATTCTCTAAAATCTCTTGTAGACCAGAAGTTATTGATTTGATATTCAGTTTTAAGTGAATATCCACATGCTTCAGCAACAATTTGGTTTTTCTTAGCTTGAGAAGAAATTTCCCAAGAAGAACGATATTCTTCCGGCATGTTTTGTATAAACAGCGGTGTACTGCTTACCGGAATTATCACTGATTCTATGATTGCTTTAACATCTGCAGATGAAGTATAAGTATGTTGTTTTGCTTTTGAAATGATTTTTGCTTGCACATTCTCATTTAATGCAAAATACTTATTTTTCTCCGTAGAGTCTAAGAATCGTAGAAAGTGTAGATCACCGTTCAAGTCTGCTGTTTGCTTCTGAGCAGATTCAATTAACATATCTAATTTTGCAGCGATTTCATTTTTATATGAAGAGTTGTCTAGAGATTCTTTAATGTTCTTTTCTTCTCCGACTACTGCTTCTCCTTCTTCACGTGAGTGTTCTTCAGGTTCACCCATTTTAAGAATAGTTTTTTCTATTTCTTTGGAACGATCTTCCTCATTAACAGAAGCTAATCTTTGTTTAATTCTTTTTACATTTTCTGCAGTGTAGTCACCGTATTGACCAACTGTTTCGATGTTTTCTTTTAGGTACTCAGTATAATCAGCTAACTGATTCATACCTTCAGAAAGATGGTCACCGTATTGAGCAATATTATCAACATGCTCAGCAAGATAGTTGTTGTATTCTAAAATATCGTTTGTTTTCTTTGCAACATCTTCGATGTACTGAATACCGTAGTCGCTTTGTTCAGCAACGTGGTCAACATATCCTTTAAGGCTTTTAACGTTTTCAACGATGTGGTTATTATGTTCCATTAAACCATTAACATTGTCAATAACACCGTTCATGTTTTCACCTACATATGTAATGTATGAAAACATCTCGTTCATTCTGTTTCTTAGTTTTTCAATGTACTCTTCCAGTAGAGGATTTACACCTGCTTCTTCTTTAATAGATTTGATATTATTAAGATCAGACTTAATAGAGTTAAGCTGTTCAGCAATGTGTTTAGAATACGTATTAAAATCGTCAATTTTTACTAAACCATCCATTTTGTTTGATGAATTATTTTCATTTGTCATAGAATATCTATCGTGAGATAAATTGCTATTCATACCAGGGATTGGACCGTCTATTTCATAAATTGATATAAAATCATCATCGGAAAAACCGTATGACTCGTTTACTCTATTCAGTTGTGCATTTTCAAAACCAGGGTCTGCAACTAAATCGTATGTAAAAAGCTTCTTGATTTTTACTGCACCATTAGCTTCAACAACACCTGCAGCTCTACTTGAAATATGTAAAGGAATACCGTCATCTACTAGTGCTCTAGCCTGTCTTCCTGCATCTGTATTTAATAGTCTAATCTTTCCTCTGACTTGTCTGTTTTCTTTGTCGTATGTAATTTCTTCAATTACGTGAGAAACATTCTTAAGTGAAATATCGAAATTCTGTGGATGGTCAAGTTCACCCATTAATTTAGAACTCTTTATTTTGGCTTGCAATGATTCTACTTGAGGTAAGTACTCGCTTTCATCGTATACTCTACCATTTTTGTTCTTAACACCCATCTCACCAAAAATACCTTCAAGGACATATGAACCCTCGGTATCTTTTTTAAATGATAAAACTTCTGATGAACGTTCAAGAATTAATAAATTCTTATTTGACATTTTTGGGATATATTTTTTGGTCTATTTTTTTATATATCATATAATTCTGGTAAAAATTAGAAGCCTAGGTCTATTTCACTACCTTCAGGGCCTTCTTCATCTTTTCCTTTCTTTTCTTTCTCCTTTTTCTCTTTCTCTTTATACTTCTCTACCTTTTCTTTAAATGCAGGATCTAAGTGCATATATTCATCTATAAGCAATGGTAATGGGAAATACGGTATATCGTTCATATCTGCGTCTTGTTCAACTAGACTGTCTTTTACAGATGATATAAAGTCAACTCTTTTTTGTATTATTTCCATGTTTTTTAATTCTGCAAACATGTTATCTGCTTGGAACCTAAGTGCTATTTGATTTTTAAAATTAATATCATGTTTAAGTTCAGGGTGCTTAAGCATCATCTGAAGATAAAGAGGTTTAATAAGTAGTTCCTGGAAACTTGAACGAAGTCGGTTAACAAACTTTTCAAATTTAATTTCTTCTCTAATTAGACCTTCTGCTGACATCTCATATGTAGCAGGGCTATCTTTGTCAAATCTACTAAAAGGTATTTTTGATGCCATTTTAAGTTTATCAGCAAAATACTTTAATGCTTCAGTATCACTTAAATCAGGACCGTCATTTGCAACAGTTTCAATTTCAGGCTGTTCACCTTCTTTAGATGGCATCCAATATTCTTTGTTAAAGGCCATCATAGGTTTTCCATCAACAGAAAGGTTACCTGAGTCAAAGTCAAAATCTACAACTTCTCTATAGTTATTCATAAGCTGAGCAAGAGATTGTTTTGCTCTTGTTTTAGATTTACCACCAACTGGAATGATAAACTTCATACGATATGAGGAATTCATCACAGCCCAGATTACTCTAGTTACCTCCATGATTCTCATTAAGTTGAAAGCTCTAATTAATCTTTCAGTATATGATACTCTTGAAGCTGTACTGATTGAACCGTATGAGATATAAATAATCTGAGAGTCAAAGAACTTTCTTTCTTTGGCAGGATTATCTTTATATTGATACCAGATTCTTTTATTTGTCTTTTTGTCAATTGCTGGTATCAAGCTTATAGGGTCTAGTTCTTTAAAACCTATGATTTCTTTTTGGTCATCACTATAGATTATCTCAAACGCTAAATACCCATCAATTAACCATTTTCTAAAATAATACCAACCTGACTGATCTTGTGTAAAACCGAAGTAATTGTAGATTTGATTAAAGTATTTGTTTAAATTCTTTAGGACTTTCTCGTCTATATCTCCTCCGTTTATTGTATCAGGATAACAAAAGAAATTTTTGGCATCATATACAATTGCTTCATCGCACATAGTATCTAAGATTTCCTCAATTTCATCCTGCATTGCAAAGTTTCTTAACTCTTCTCTCTTTCTTATGTATGATTGGTCAAAGAAACTGATTGACTTTCTCATTGTAGTATCAGCCATGGAAAGGGCTGCAAATGGGTACCAATAATCTTCATTATCGTACCCTAATGGATTCATCTGACCGTAACCGATTTTATCTTCCATTACACCGATACCCTGCGAGTTACGAAGAATCATATCATCGTACTTCATTCCAAAGCTACTCAGCTCTTGTAGAGCTTTACCTATTGAAATTCTTCTTTGTCCTAATGGACCAAATCTATCTAAAAAACCTGGCATAATTTATATTATTATGTTCTTATTATATATCTTTTAATTAAAACTGTGCGCCGTTAATATCACCGCCGCTTATATTACCTATTTCTAAAGTCACAACTCTTTTCCATTCTTGATAACCAAACACATGGGTATTTGTTCTTCTATTAGAAATGTATCTCCTGAACGCTGTCATGTAGCCAGATTTTTCTAAAAACCTTTTTACGTTTTGATAGTACATTGATTTAATTTCTCTCTGTGAGATAGCATCTGTACCACTTAACTTAACTGACCTGTCAATTGATTTCTTATATTGAGTATAAACTCTATCTAGAAAATCTAGCCTTTTTGCTGAACTTAATAAATTTAAGTTTATACCTACATCATAGCCGTCTATTCTACCTAAACTTAAAACAACTGGCGATCTATCCCAAATCTTATCGTCTCTTACAGGGTCTGCATATGTAAAAGAATATATTTTACCCGGTTTAAAAACTTCATTTGTTCTAGAAACACTTGAATCACCTGTACTTGACTTTGCTGTCTTGTACCATTTTTTAGAATCTTGCTCTTGAGGTCCTCTACCTCCCATTTCTTTTTGAAATGCAGCTATTTCATCTCTAAGTGCTCCCATTATTTTATACTGTCTTCTGTTAGTATTATATATTTCATTCCTCTTGACTCTGCAAACACTTTAGCTGCTCTGGCTTTAGATAAATTCTTAACGTATGTTTCAACGGCATACTTATAATTTTTAATTGCTTGTGCAGTCTTTCTTTTAGGCTCCTTAGGAACTTTAACTTGTGACTTAGGCTTGATTTCAACTAAAAATTCTTTATACACATCTGCAGATGTTCTAACTTTAATCCAAAAATCAGGATAATAACTATGTATCTTTCCTGTAAGCTTATTGAAGTATTGTATAGAAAAAGGTTCAGAGCTCCATGCTATTATATCGTCATTTGTATCACAATACATGCAATACTTTTTTTCCCAGCTAGACCTGCATATGATTGGTCCTTGACCAACATATTTATTTTCATTTATAGGAGTATATTTACCTCCTTTAAATTTAGAATCAGGTTTAACTTTTTTAATTGACATTAATAGTAATTCGATGAAATTGAGTATATGCCGTCACCTTCTTCATCACTATTTGAGCCACCGTCTAGGCTTATAGTACCGGCGTATTTTTTAGGATATAATTTATTCCATCCTTTTGCAAAACCTCTTTTTGCAATTTCAGTGTAGTATGCGAAAGCATTTTTGTATTTAGGATTATAACTCCTCCAGTACTTTAATAAGTCAAGTCTAGCTTGTTGAATACAATCCTCTTTGTCTTCTGTTCTTGTATATGTTAATTTATTATTTGCTCTTTCTGCTAATAACATTAACATATCTTGTGCTGTGCGTGTTAGTTCACCTTGTTCTTGCGATTTTACAATCTCATCATGTAGATCGCCGTTGTTTAGATAACCTTTCTTTCTTGCCATTATTTACTTTTTTTATAAGATGGTTTTATATGCATAGAGTTAAAATTGTTTCTATACCCTAAGAAACGGGGCACATTGGCCCCGTACTCTAATGTGAATTATTAATTAAGATCATTTAAAGCAATTTGCCATTTTTCAATTTCTGAAATAAGTAGCTTGTCTGCTTCTTCTAGAACTTGAACATTGCCATTATTTCTCATAACTGAGATCTTTGAACGCTGTTCTTTTAAGAATTGTATTTTATCAAAAAGTGCATCTCTTTTTGCTGAAAGTTCTGCTGCTATTTTTTGTTCACCTTCAAGTAAATCTACAAGTGAAGAGCTAATGTCATAGTTAACATGTTCTTTTACTAAAGTAATTGCTTCAGTTGCACTTTCAGCTTTTACCATTTCATTCATTCTCATTGCAGGATTAATTCTATTTACATAGACATTTTCACCTATTCTTATAACATTTGCAGTAACTCCTTTTTTAGTTCTAGAAGCAACTGATTGTACAAAGTCTAGCTCTACAAATGAGTTTATATTTTCGTATGCTTTAACTAACATTTCAAGCTCTGAAGTTTCGTTAATCTTTACAGAACCGTTTGCAAGAAGAAAGTTTCTAATATCGTTTGATTCTTTAACATGAATTTCTTTACCATTAAATTTAAAAGAAGTACCTGACTCGTTTAATTCAAATGAAATTACATTTTTACCTTTATATCTTGTAAGAGTTCCTGTCCCAAACTTAAAGTTTTCAGTAACTGCAATTAGAGTTAAGTAAAGCGCACCCATTGTTTTAGGGTCAATCATTGTAATTGTATTTTCATTTAAACCATACACTGCACCTGAAAGATAAAAATATACTGTGCCATCTTTTTCTAGAATAGGAGAGAATTTCTTTTCTACAATAGCTTCAGTATTATTTGAAAGATTTCCTTCTAAAGCATTAACAGTCTCTACAAGTCTTTTTACTTGAGGTACCCATGATAACTCATCAAACGAGTACTTAATGTTCTCTCTGATTTCTTTCTCGTTTAATTCTTTAATTGACTGAAGTCTAGATATTGCAGGTGCGTAAAAACTTCTGTTGTTATTTTTCTGCAAATCCTTAAGAGCCCAATCGACTTCAAACGACATATAATTTTCATTAAGAAAACTTGTAATGTTGTTGATACTTTCTTTAACGAAGTCTAACCATTCAAATTGACTTAATTCTGAAATTGCATTAGCTGCTAATTGAGATTCAGTTATTGATTTATCTTGACTGTATAGTCTGCTTACGTATTTTTCACAAATGGTTTTTACACTATTCATAGTAAACAGAGAGTTATCAGTCTTAAGACTGTCGGCCTTTTCTGATAATTCCTTAAGACTTCCTTTTAAATTAAATCTTTCAGAAAGTGTTTTAGTTTTAACAACCTTGTCTACGCCTTCAATCATTTGTGCATTTTCAAGAACTAAACCAATTTCAGGAATCCAAGATTCAAATATTCTTAGTTCACTATTTATATTCTTTCTGATTTCTGATTCGTTCATTGACGTTAAAGAGTCTATTCTGTCAATAACATTACTGAACATTCCCTTTTGATTTGAGTTAGAAAGGTTATCACGTAAATTAGTTACCTGTAAAGTCATGATATTTTCAAAAAGAGTTGATTCGATTGAATCTATGCATTCTCTTACATGTGTAATAAAATCAAATCTATTTAAGTCTGATACAAGTCTTTTTGCCATTCCAGCTACTTGTGAAACAGAAAGATTTGTTTTATCGGTATTTAAGTAACCTTCACAAACATGGATTACAGCATCTGCGTTATAGTTAGCTGAATCTTCTGTCTTGTATTCGTTCATTGCATCTACTAGATTACGTAATTTATTTGTGAAATCTAGCTGTTCTTTAACATTAACAGTCATTGAGATAGTATTATTTTGAGGTATATATGATTGTATAGCATTGTAGGCATCTTGTTTTTCAATACCCATTGTGTACAAGATGTTGTATATTTTTTCAGGTGAGTGACCTGACATATGGAATAGCATAACAAGGTCTCTCATGTTATTTCTACCCCATTCTCCTGCCGGATTAGTGTATTGGACAACCAACGATTCGTATAAGCTATCCTTTTTATTATCTTTTGCTAGTGCTTTTGCTGTATTAAATGCACTTTCTCTTGCGCTAAGAATTGACATAATTATTATCTATGATTTTTTTATATATCAGCATAAATCGCATATATCCCTATGGTATTAACAATCATCACAGTCCGAACAATTTTCACTATTATTTACTGTTTTCCAAATTGAGTCTGGGCCTTGTAATTCTTGAGGAACACCTGGTTGAACTATCACCTGTGAACTCCCTATGCTAAACATTCTATTTCCTGCGAACATTTCGCCTCTCTGTTCAAATGAAGGTATAAATGACATCAGTTCTATAGAAAAATTAATAGCCTTTCTCTTTTCTTCGTCAAAAGAATATTCAATAGGTCTCTCCATTTCATAGTCTTCTGGCATTTTATAATAAGATGCTATTCTATATGTGCCTTCTTCAATGTGCCCTACATCAACATTATACTGATTGCTTTTATACAAAGTCTTTATAAGTTTTTCTGTAACTCTAAAAAGGTCTAACTGAGTATCAACCCATATTTTTCCTTCAAGTGTCATATTAACAGGTATCATTTGGAATTGAGATGTATATGCTTTCATCGTGCCGTCTTCCAGTTTCTGATAATACCCTCTTACGAATTTATTAAGAAGTGCAGCAGAGTCTATTGTCATAGAACTCATATTCACGATGCCTCTAGGGATTACATCGTAGTTTGCAATTGCCTTCTGTCTTTCAGGGTCTACACTGTCATCTAAAAGAAAATAGTCGTATAGTACGTCTTCATCACCAGAGAAAGAAT